ACGACGAAATCAAGACGCAAGCCAGCGAGGCGCTCGCAGCCATGGGGCTGTCCGTGTCCGACGCTGTTCGCATCCTGCTCAAGCGCGTGGTCAATGACCAAGCGTTTCCGCTGGAGTTGAAGGTGCCCAACGCCCAGACCCGTGAAGCGATGGAAGAAGCCCGCGCCATGGCCAAGGCGCGCGCGCCCCGTTTTGACTCCGCCGACGCACTGATCGATGACCTCGAAAAAGCCCGCCAGCAGTAAGCGGGCAGCGCCGCCCAGGGCGTGCGATTACACCAAGACCTTCCTCAAAGACTGGGAGCGCCTCTCGCGCTCAGGCCGATATGACCTGAAGCGCCTGAAGGAGGCGATGCTGCTACTCATTGGCAACGATGCGCCGCTGGGCCCCGAATGGCTGGACCACCCGCTCAAGGGCGATTGGGCTGATCACCGCGAATGTCACATCGGCGGCGACTTCCTGCTCATCTACCGTCTGGATGGCAACGCCATCATCTTTGTACGGGCTGGCACGCACTCTGAGTTGTTCGAGGAGTGATCCGTGGTGAATCACTGCCCACTTTCACCAAGCCCGCCCGCCAGCGCTGGGAATACATCCCTGCCGAAATCCGCCAGCGGCTGTTGTCCAATGTCTGGTGCGACCATTGCAGACACGAAACGACCATCACCAACTTCACTGGCACCCTCAAGGGAGGCGACTTGCTGCTGGTGGGCAAGTGCGCCGAATGCCAAGGTGACGTGGCCCGGGTCATCGAGGGCTCGTAACCCGATCACTCATCGAACTCCGCCAACACCTTCCGCTGCGCCACCCAGTCGGTCGGCAGCGGATTGCGCTGAAACCACAGCAGGCTCATGCACCGGGGCTGTTTGCCAGCCAGGATGGTCTGGATGATGGCGGGCTCCAGCAGCGTCAGGCGTAGCAGTTCGTTGACCGTCGAGTGGTGCAGACCTTCGCGTTGAGCAATTTCAATGCCGCTGGCGACCACGCAGTCGTCCAGTAGTTGCTGCCAGTAGAAAGCCCGCGTCAGCGCCACCAGCAACGGTTGGTCGAGTTGAGGGGCACTTGTCCCCGTCTTATCCACCTGGCCATCGGGCCGCACCACCACCTTGCTGCCGCCACGCTTGCGGATCTTCAGTGGGATGAAGGTGGATAGCTTCATCTGCCCGCCATTTCGGCGTTCGCGGGCGATGGCTGCGCCCAATGTCTGCACTTTCGGCTTCATACGGTTTCCTCCGTTTCTTGCAATTCCGTGCCAATAGTGCCGGGAAGCAGTTCTCCGGCCAGTTCCTGCCAGCCCTGATCGCGCCAGATGATCTCCAGCCCACCGTCGGCGATCACCACGCGCTCGATCAGCAACTGCGCCAGTCGGCACTGCTCTGCTGGAAACAACTCCCGCCACAGGCTGGCAAGATTGCGCATCGGCAGCACGACCTGCGGCTCGGACAGATCAGGCCGGATGTGCTGCATCCGGTCCCACACCGCCTGCACGATGTGCGGTGCCGACAGCGCCGCCACGATCTGCTGTGTGACCAGTTCTTCGATGGGTACTGAGGGTAATGGACCGTGCTGACTGGCCCACGCACCAAAGCGCCGGTGCTTGCTCGGCGTGTAGTAGCGGTAGGTCTTACCCCTCTTGACTGTGTAACTCGGCACAAGCCGTTCGCCATCGGGCGTGAACAGCAGGCCACGCAGCAGAACTGGTTCACTTTGTCGATCGTTGGTCTCGCGCCGCCGCTTGATCCCATCGGTGGCGATCAGTGCGTGGACTGCATCCCACTGTGCCTGCGTGATGATGGCCTGATGCTGGCCGGGGTAGCTCTGCCCCTTGTGGACGATCTCGCCCAAGTACATCCGGTTGTGCAGCATCTTGTAGATGGTTTGTTTGGTGAAGGGCTTGCAGCCCTTGGTGACTACGCTTTGAGCGCCATAGGCCTTGGTCATCAGCGTGGCTGAGCGCACGGTCACGAAGTCATCGAAGATGCGGCGAACCAGCTTGGCCTCAGTTTCATTGATCACTAACAGCCTGTCGCGCACGTCATATCCCAGCGGCAGTGGCCCACCCATCCACATCCCCTTGGCCTTGCTGGCGGCGATCTTGTCGCGGATGCGCTCGCCAGTCACCTCGCGCTCGAATTGCGCAAAGGACAGCAAGACGTTGAGCATCAGCCTGCCCATCGACGTGGCCGAATTGATCTGCTGGGTGACTGCACTGAAGCTGACGCGGTGGCGATCAAACACATCGACCATGCGCGCGAAATCCGCCAGCGAGCGGGACAGGCGGTCGATCTTGTAGACCACCACGATGTCGACCTTGCCCATCTGGATGTCGGCCATCAGTCGGCGCAGTGCGGGCCGTTCCATGTTGCCGCCGGAGAAGCCGCCATCGTCATAATCATCGGTCACGGCAATCCAGCCTTCGTGACTCTGGCTCTTGATGAAGGCGTGACCGGCTTCCTTCTGCGCATCGATGGAATTGAAAGATTGATCCAGTCGCTCGTCGCTGGACACTCGGCAGTACACGGCGCAGCGCCTGGGCGGGACGGTCGGCGAAACCACGGCTCGGTTCATTGCGCAGCCCCTTTGCCATCGCGCAGCCCAAAGAATTTCGGCCCATTCCACTGCGTGCCGGTGATGTGGCGCGCTGCCGCTGACAGGCTTTTGAACACCTGCCCATTTAGCTCGTACAGGCCATCGGACGTGACGGTGACGCGGTGCTGGCGCTCATCCCACTCGCGGATCAGCGTGGTGCCGGGCATCAGCAGAGTTTGCGTGTTGCGCCCGGTGGCAGTTTTGATCTTGGAATGCTTGGCCCCGGCCTCGACCAGCATCTTGCGGATGTTGGTGTGCAGCGCCCCGTAGGCCTTCTCCTGAATGCGGTAGGCCAGACGCGATTCCACATAGTGGCGATTGCGGTGGCTGGGCCGCCGTGGAAAGTGCTGATCCCACAGTGCCCAGAGATCGGCCATAGGCAGGGATGGCAGCGCGGCCAGTTGCGCCGAGATGCTGCTGTTGGGGGTGACTGTCATTTCAAAAACTCCTGTGGTTGAGACAGGTCCATGAACGCGCTGTGGCGGGCAGAAGCCAAGTCAAACCGCGCTCTACTGGCAGTCATCGACCTGTCCTGTCGCCACATCGAAACGCTCGCCCATCAAAGTCTGCGGTTTGCCGGTGCGTTGGTCCCGTACACCCAAGATGTAGACCTCGCCGTTCCACACGCCGCAGGCCACGTCGGTGTCCGTCTCGTCAGCAGGCATCAACCACCCCGTCACGCCTTCCGGCATCAGCAAAAGGTCTGCAGGGTCGCCTATGGGCACGTGCAATGCAGCCTGCCGTGAATCAAGCCAGTGCAAAATCTCGGGTGGCGTATCGGGGAAGTTCTCCTGGTTTAGGATGGGAATCCAGACCAGCGGTTCTCCGCTGCTGAGCCAGCCTTGCGCACGTTGGGCGATTTCCGGGTCGTAGTAGGCCAAGGGCTGGCTGGGGATGGTGTTCGTGTTCAATGCGTACTCCTTGATATGGGGCGGTAACCGGTAACCTCAGGAGGTAACCCGGTTGCGTGGTCTGTCTGTACCGAGGGTGCGCGCTTGCGCCCCTCGTATGGGTTTTTCGGTAGGAGGGACCCGTTTCACCTGCGCCGTAGTCCGTGCCGCCGCCGATGTGGCTGGCGCTGGATGTGCTTCTGCCACCAGCGTCGCAGACGCCGGTCGATTCGTTCGGCAGCAAGAAACCATGGCCACCACCACGGCAAACTGGCACGGATGCGTCGTGGCCTGATTACAGGCAGTGGCGCAGTGCCACTGCGCGGCATCACCCCGCGCCCGCCATCCCACTCGGGTACTGGTATCGAGACCACCGTCACCGGACTATCGATGCTGCGTTCCGTTCGCGTGCTGATGGGTGTCTGCATCGCCGTCACCAAGGCCCGGCGCTGTGCGGGCGGCATCTGTTGCATCAGTGTTTCGGCCTGCGCGACGCGCTGCTTCACTGGCGCAAACGGGTCGGTCATGTCGAACCGATGGCTCTGAATATCCATGGCTACCCCCCTCACGTATCCGGTAATTCAGCGGCGAGAGCGGTCTGCGCCGCCTCGATCAAGGCCTGCGGAATTTCGATGACGAATCGATCTTCCCGGTGGTCGTAATCGCTATGGCGTTTGGCCGCAGAAGCGCGGGCCAGTACGGGCATCAGCGGTTGCAGCTGTTCATACAGTTCCACTTCGGCCATGTCGGCACGCCGCCATTTGAAGTTGCTGATCGCCGCATTGATCTCCTGTGGCAAGGCCTGCCGCTGTGATTTCATGGCCTCCTGCTCGGCATAAAGTCCAGCCAGCGTGGCATGGGTCAGCCGCAGCTCCACTTCCAGCCTGGCGAGCGTTTCCGGCACCGCGAATTCACCTTCGGCCGCCAGCAGCGTGGCGGTCGCTGTTTGGGTTTCGGTGGCGATGCGCGCCTCAAGCTCGGTGATGCGCTGCGTCAGCTTGGCGATCTGCGCTTCGTTCTTATCCCAGGACTGCGCGCTGACTTTGTCCTGAGCCAGCAACTCGTCCAACTTGCGCTGCGCTTGGGGAAGCGCCTCGGGTGCATCCAGCACACGAGCCAACGGGCAGATTTGATGTGTGAGGGTTTCCACCTGAGATTTCAGGCGCTCCACTCGTTCATTGGCCGCGCACAGCACCGGCCAGTGCGCCTTGGCTGCGGGTGGCGTGTTCATCGACAAGGAACCGGCGGCATCGCGCAGGCGGGTTTGCTTCGCACGTTCCCTGGCGTGCTCTGCTTCGGCATCCAGCAATTCCTGCTGGCGTTTTTCCAGTTGGCGGGTCAGTTGTGCGTGCTCGGTTTTGACCTGCTCGACATAGCCTTTGGCCTTTTTGTTGAAGGGGTTCAGTTTCATTTGTGTTCTCCATATCGAATGCCGCCCACAGAGGTGTGGGAGACGCCGGGCGGCGTGGCGTGCTGGGTGGTGTTGGAACTGCGGATTTCTGCGATGCGCCAGAGCGCACCGTCGCGGCTGTGGCCGAGATGGCTGATGTCGATTCCCTTGGCGCGGTAGGCCGGGGCGATGCGGCGCAACTGATCGGCCAACCCCTTCGGGGAGCGTGGCCAACTGCTACGGTCGGGAATGCTGTGGGTGTTCAGCAGGTCGTAGAGCTGACCGGCAGTGCCTTGCCAGTTGATGGGCAGGATGCGATCCGCGATGTATTTATCGAGAGCCTGTGCGACGGCATTGCTTTCCAGTGCCCGGTCAATGCCCGCGCGCACGAGTTCGGCGTACTGCTGCTGGAACTCACCGGCGGCAAAGCCCAAGGCACGGGCTACCGCCTCGCCCAGACGCTCGTAATCGGCCATCCGCTGCTTCTGGGTCAGCTTGACCGTCGGCAGGATGGCCAGCGCCGCCGAGAATAAATCCAGCAGCCCGGCAAACACCGTGGGTTGATCGCGCTCCCAGCCTGCGTGCGTGTCGGCATCGTCGCGCCGGGCATCCGCCGGGATGGTGGACAGATCGACGTGGATCACCCGGTCGATCAGGTCCGGACGCGTGGCGACCACGGCGATGCCGTTGAGCACGACCGGGCGTTTGGTCTCCATCACGTGCTCTTCGCCGTTGGTGTAGAGCTGGCGCGAGGCAAAGCCGCCGCCGGTGGCGAGCGTGCAAAAGGCATCCTGCTGCTCGGGCGTGAGGCCGGAGAGATTCTCGTAACTGACCAGCCAGTTGTTGGCTGCGGCGACGAACACGTCTTCCACCGTCTTGGGGCGACCGCGCAGCATCACCTTGTTGGGGTCGACCAGGCTGCGCAGCACGGACTGCGTGGTGGACTTGGCCGAGCCTTGCTCGCCCACCAGTTCCAGCACCGGAAATGGAGTGTCCGGACGGAAGCAGTCAAGCAGCCACGTTAGCACCAACACGCGGCTGTGTGCTGGAATGTTGGTGTGCTGCCAGAGCAATCCGACATCGCCGCCATGGATGACCGGCATCGGCAGCGGGCGCATCGAGGGCGTGCGGGTGAAGTACACCGGCGACTCGTTGACCACGCGCCAGCCCTGCGGGGTGACGTGAATGGCCTGCCACTGCTCATCGGCCAGATCGATCAGGTAGCCATCGTCACAGCGGGCCGCGCGGACGTGGACTTCGATCTCCTCGCCATCGTTGATGCCCGCAGCGGCCAGCGTGGCCAGGGCCGACTTCATCGTGGTTTCCGGCACGCCCATTTCCTTGGCACGCCAGTAGGCGGCGCGCAGCCAATCCTCGAAGCCGGAGGAATACACACGCCAGACTTCGCGCCGACTGGGCATCGGAATGACGGCCACCGCGTTGCGATCGGCATCGTGGTGCAACTGGCATTGCGCCCGGGCCAAGGCGACCAGTTCATCGAGCGCGCTGGCGTCGTCATCACTGGCAGGCAGTTCGGCGCGCACCAACTTGTCGAGCACCGTCACCGAGCAATCGCGGTTGGCCTTCTTGGCTGCATTACGCAAGCGCAAGTAGCTGGGCAGGTCCGTGGCCTTGAGGATCGAGAAGGCGCGCACCACGTCCTCTTCGGCGAGCACGCCCACGTCATCGACCAGACGGACCAGTGCGGCCTCGATCACGCCAACGGGATCGGTGTCAGGTGTCGGTGCCGGAGTGGCCACCGCATCCACCTCGACCGTGTGATGGTCGTGATGGTGGTGACGGTCGTTCTTTACTACTCCGTCCGAGAAAGGGATGGACGCGCTCATCGTCACCGCCCGGCTCAGCGCGAGCGTTCGATGAGATTGCGAATGTCCTCAGCGCGCCAGACCGTGGTCTTGCTGCCGAGTTTTATGCCTTGGGGAAATTTGCCGTCCCGGATGCCCGCCCACCAAGCCGAGCGGCTGATGGGGATCAGGGACAGAATCTGCGGCAACCGTACAAAGCCGGTTTCGGGCAGGGCGGGACGGGATTGGTTCATGGTGAGCATCCGTGGTCGTTTCGGGATGCTCTGTATTGAATACCTCTATTTCCGGCAGATAAACGACCAGTGCGCGCAGGCTGCACACGCTGCGCGCAGCGAGAGTGCCACTGTTACTTTTACAGGTCAAAAACCGGCGGTGTACGGCCTTTGCGTTCGTCGTAGAGCCACTTGGCCACAGTGCGTGGCGATTTGTGCACCAGCTTGGCAATAGCTTGTGCTGCCGCCTCGACGCTGGGGTAGTTGTGCATGCTGTACAACTCGATGGCGCGCAAGCGCGCGGCGCGATTGGTCTTGTGTTTCTCGATGGCGGCGGCCTTGGCCTGAATCGAGATGCGCTCCTTCACTGCTGCCTCGATACCCGATGCTTCGTTGGGAAACAGGATGCGTTCGAGGCGGGCATCGGCATGGCGGCTCGCCAATGCCTCCGCCAGACAGATCGCTTCCATCGCATCAATGGCGTAGCGGCCTGCCGTCACCCATTGCCGCTCGATGTCTGCGGTTTCTGGGAGTACGGCACGGTGATGCCCTATTTGGTCAAGCTCAGGCTGAATGGAGAAATTGGCATCGGTCACCAGCCACAGCGCCAGTACAGCAAAGGCGTGGTGATGGCATGGGAAACGCTCACCCGGCTTGGGAGAGATGTCATAAAAGAAAATGCGGTCCCGCAACCACTGTCCATCGCTGCGCTGCCTGCGCTCCAGATCAGGTGCGTTGTCCTCATCGGCCTCTTCATTGGCCAGCGCGACGGCACTGTCGATGATCCACTCAACGGTTTCGGCCAGATCAATGATCTGCGCTGTGGTGGCGTCGCGCAGCAAGTGGCGGGCACGATCAGCAATCTCGCCCAGCGCCACGAACGGCACGCGAGGGACCGCGCCGGTCAATGGATCGAACTGGTTGAATTGCAGGCAATAACTCATCGAAGCTTGCACGCCTCCGCACGGCTTGGAATGGAATTGGACAAACCAAGATATTACCGGTCAAGCCGGTGATCATCCATTGCAACGACGATGTGTGCGTGCGCCGGGCTAAACAGAGAAGAAGAACCATCACAACCATCACCATCGTCACAGCAGCCACCCGTCGGTGACGGTTGTGACGATGGTGACGATCACCCCCTATTGTTGTGGTCGGCGCACGCACATATGCCCCAGACAAAAGGGGTCCTTCCTGGCAAAAATCCCATGCGGGGGGGAACAGCGCAGCATTGCGCTACCGTCCGACCAGAAAACAAGGTTTGCAGGGTTTGCGGTTCGCACCCGGTGGTGCGTGCCAGCTGGCCGAATGCGGCGTCAGCGCGGGCTTGTGCGTAAATGCGGGGGATGGGAAAGGTGCGAACCGAGGTGCGTACCGGATTCGCAGGTTTGCACCCTGAATGCGCAAAGGGGTATCCAGAAATTGGACACCCCTGCGGCAAGGATGTGAACTGAACTCACACCCCAGCCTTCACAGATCAGACCACGCGATACACCCGCTCGCCAGAATCGTTGTGCGCCAGCACCACGTTCAGGCCGAGCTTCTTGCGCAGCACCCCGGAGATCGCGCCACGCACGGTGTGCGGCTGCCAGCCAGTGGACAGCATCAATTGCAGGCTGGTTGCCCCCTGCGGGCGGCGCAGCGCCGTCACCAGTGCGGCGAGCTTGGTGCCGGGGCGGACCGGGATGCCCTCCAGCAATTGGAGATCGTCGATGGCATCCATCGGCTGGACGTCATCTGGCGGAACTGGCTGTTGCTGGCCGATGGCCGCGTAGCCCGCGTCAGTCAGGGCGTGGCCACTGTCGGCAGGCTCAATCCAGCCACGCTGCAGCAGTGCCGTCAACACCTTGATCCGTGCGCCACCGCGCATGGTGCTGGGCGGAATCACGCGCCCATCGGCGCGGCGGGCGGCAGTACGAAGCAGCAGGTTTTGCGCTGGGGAAAGTTTGTGCAGGGTGTCCATGGTCGAACCCCTCACTTGGCCTGGCCGTCGAAGATCGCCAGCAGGTCATCCAGCGCCTGATCCACCCGCCCGAGGTCACCAACGTGGCCCCAGTGGATGGCGTCGGGGTCGTGGCCGAAATGATCATCGGCCAGTTGCCGCAGGGCATCGATCTTGTCGCGGATCATAGGCAGGCGCTGTAGGTAGGTGTCGAGGGCGGTTGGCTGGTTGGTCATGGCTGGCTCCGGGTTGATTGATGACGCCACCATTCACGCGCTGAACGATCAGGAAGCCAAGCAAAAGATTCATTTCCAAAACATCGGGCGCTCGCCTGCCATCCCGCAAGCTGATAAATTACACCCTTTGCGACTGAAGCCGACTTTATGCCACCCGAACCCCTGCTGCCGGAGTGCTGCCATGACCGCTGAACCTTGGGTGTCCGTGGACCAGATCGCCGAACATCTGGGTGTCACGCGCGATTCGATCTACCGCTGGATCGACCGCAAGGGCCTGCCTGCACACCGCGTCGGGCGGCTTTGGAAGTTCAAAGTGACCGAGGTGGATGAGTGGGTGCGCGCTGGGGGCGCGGACGAAGAACAACGCAGCGATGGCCAGCCGCCGTCGCGCAAAGCTTGAGGGGATGGGCTGAATGCCAACATTGAACTGGATCGGCAAAGAAGCCGTCGTTAAACACCACAAGGACGTCCCGTTCCGCCTGCTGGAGCCGGTGACTGATCTTTCCTGCGGCCCGGCGCAAGGCAAAGACTCGGGCAACCTCATCGTGCAGGGCGACAACCTGCACGCGCTCAAAGCCCTGCTGCCGCGTTATGCCGGTCAGGTCAAATGCATCTACATCGACCCGCCGTACAACACCGGCAACGAAGGCTGGGTTTACAACGATAACGTCAACAGTCCGGAGATTCGCCGCTGGCTGGGCGAAGTGGTCGGCAAGGAAGGCGAGACGCTGGATCGTCACGACCGCTGGCTGTCGATGATGTACCCGCGCTTGGTGCTGCTGAAACAGTTTTTGCGCGAGGATGGCGCGATTTTCGTGTCCATCGACGACAACGAGGTGGCGACGCTGCGGCTGCTGATGGATGAGATTTTCGGGGTGAAGAATTTCGTCGCCACTGTGCTGTGGCAGAAGGTTTATTCGCCGAAGAACTCTGCACGTCATCTATCCGAAGATCACGACTACATCGTCATCTACGCAGCCAAGGCCGACGCTTGGAAACCGAATCTCTTGCCGCGAACGGAAGAGCAGAACGCTGCGTACAAAAATCCGGATAAGGATACGCGCGGCGTCTGGAAAACCAGTGATTTGTCGGCGCGCAACTATTACTCGGCGGGAACGTACTCGATCACCTGCCCCTCTGGGCGAGTAATTGAAGCCCCACCCAAGGGAATGTATTGGCGGGTTTCAAAGGAAAAGTTCGAGGAACTGGACCGCGACAACCGCATCTGGTGGGGCAAGGATGGCAGTGCCATTCCGCAGATCAAACGGTTCCTGCATGAAGTCAAGGACGGTCGGGTGCCACAGACCATGTGGTTTTATCAAGAGGTCGGCCATACGCAGGAAGGCAAGAAGGAACTGCTCGAACTGGTCGACTTCGACACGTCAGACGACGTTTTCATCACACCCAAGCCCACCCGTCTCATTCAGCGCATCCTGCAGATTGCCACCGACAAGGACTCCATCGTCCTCGACAGCTTTGCTGGTTCTGGCACGACTGGCCACGCCGTGCTCAAGCAGAACATTGAGGACGGCGGCAATCGCAGGTTCATTCAGGTCGAAATGCTGCCCGAAGTGGCAAGCACCATCACGGCGGGACGGGCCAAGCGCGCGATTACCGGCTACACCAACGCCAAAGGGCAAGCTGTCGAAGGTCTCGGCGGCGGGTTCCAGTTCTGTCGCCTGTCCGCCGAACCGCTGTTCGACGCCGACGGCCAGATCCGCAGCGATGTGAATTTCGCGCAACTGGCCGAGTTCGTCTGGTTTGCCGAAACCGGCACGGGTTTCACCGGCACCGCCGATTCGCCGCTGTTGGGCATCCACGAAGGCCGCGCCATCTATCTGCTCTACAACGGCATTCTCAAGGACAAGTCCGTTGGCGGTGGCAACGTGCTCACCGGCCCGGTGTTTGATGTGCTGCCGAAGTTCGCCGGCCCGAAAGTCATCTACGCCGCCGCGAACCGCATGGGTGCCCGCGCTGCACGTGAGGGCATCACCTTCAAGCAAACCCCTTACGCGCTGGAGGTGTAAGCCATGTCCGGATTCGCACCAAAAATCTATCAACAGCAAGTGCTCGACAGTGTGGAAGCCTATTTCAAGGTCTGCCACGAACTGCCTTCACCATCGATTGCCTTCACCGCCACCACCGAACGCCTGTGGGGTCGCGGTTTGTCTTACAACCCGCTGTCGGGCTTCCCGGCTGACATGCCGTATTTCTGCCTGCGCGTCCCGACCGGTGGCGGCAAGACCTGGCTGGCGGCGAAAAGCGTTCAACGCGTCAACACGCATCTGCTGCGCACCGAACACAGCGTGATTCTGTGGCTGGTGCCCAGCAAGCCGATCCGCGAGCAGACGATCAAGGCACTCAAGGATCGCGGCCACCCCTATCACGCCGCGCTGCGCGAGGCGGGCCCGATCACGGTGCTAGACCTGGAAGAAGCCAAGAGCGTGACCCGCGCCACGCTGGATACCTCAACCACGGTGATCGTCGCCACGCGCCAGGCGTTCCAGGTAGAAGAGGAAGAATGCCGCAAGGTGTATCAGTCCAGCGGCGCACTGATGCATCACTTCGACAACCTGTCGCCTACGCAGCGCGACGAGTTGCTGACCGATGGCGAGGGTAGTGAACGCACCACACCCTATTCGCTGGCCAATGTGCTGCGCCTGCGCCGGCCGTTCGTGGTGGTGGACGAGGCGCACAACAGCCGAACCGAACTGGCCTTCGATATGCTGGCGCGCTTCCGCCCCAGCGGTGTGATGGAGTTGACCGCCACGCCTGATCTGGAGCGCACGCCTAGCAACGTGCTGCACAGCGTTTCCGCCGCCGAATTGAAGGCGGAAGAAATGATCAAACTGCCGGTGGTGCTGGAAACCGAACCCAACTGGCAGCAGTGTCTGGCCGACGCTATTGGCCGACGCGATGCCCTGCACAAGCTGGCGGATGAAGAACGCCGGGCTGGTGCCGCCTACCTGCGCCCGCTGGTGCTGATTCAATCTGAACCGCGCCGCGCTGGCATCGAGACGCTGGATTTCGAGAAGGTAAAAAACGAGCTGATCACCAACCACGGCATCCCCGCCAGCGAAATCGTGGTGGCCACCGGCGAGGAAAAGGGGCTGGAGCAGATCAATGCCGATTACAAGCTGGGCATTGCCGACCCGGCCTGCCCGGTGAAGTTCGTCATCACCCAGAAGGCACTGGCCGAGGGCTGGGACTGCCCGTTTGCTTACATTCTGGTGAGCATGGCCTCACTGTCGTCGGCCACGGCGGTGGAACAATTGCTCGGGCGCGTGTTGCGACAACCTGATGCGGCCCATCGGCAGGCGAAGGCATTGAACCAATCCTATGCCTTCGTGGTGTCGCGCAACTTTGCCGAGACGGCAGGCGCGCTGCGGGATCGTCTGGTGGCGGGTGCCGGTTTCGAGCGGCGTGAAGTCACGGAGTTCGTCACGGCCGCGAAAGCCGAGCAGGCGCGGTTGGACTTGGAGGGTCATGCCGGGCGCGTTGTCGTTCGGCCCGTGGCGATTACGCTATCTGAAAAGCCTGACCTGAAGAGCGTGCCTAAGCTGGTGCGTGACAAGGTCAGTTGGGACGGAAAGCTCAACACGCTGACGATCAGCACCCCACTGACCGAAGATGAAGCCGAGGTGCTCAAGGCCTCGGTGACCTCCGAAACAGCAGCAGCGGCGATTGTGGAAGCGGCCGAGGTCAGCCGCACCACGGCGATTGAGTTTTTCCAGACGCCTGCCGAGTTGGGCGAGCGCTTCCGCGTGCCTCAACTGGCCTTGCGCGTGCAGGGTAGTCAAGGTGAATTGGCGCTGTTTGATGACCCGGAGGTGCTGGAGTATCCGTGGGACCTGTCGCCCTACGATGCTGCGCCGACGGCCGACGACCTGACTGCATTGGGTGCGGCGCTGAAAGTGTCGGAAGGTGGCGAGATTGATATCGATGCTGGCGGTCACGTGGTGTCGCGCTTCTTGCCCGATCTGCAGCGCGATCTGGGCCTCGTCTATCAACCCGAAAACTGGGATGAAGTTCGCATTGCCACCTGGCTGTGCCGCAACCTGCCTGAACCGTCGCTGACCCACGCCAGCAAGCAGGCCTTTGTCGCGGCGTGGCTCACCGATTTGCTGCGCCGGGAGGGCTTCACGCTGGCACGCGCCAACTTGCAGAAGTTCTTGATCCGCAATCTGGTCGAGGCGCGCATTCGTGAACTGCGCAAGCAGGCGGTCGGCAAGGCTTTCCAGCAGGCACTATTTGGCGACGACGCGGCCACGCGCGTGGCGGTAACCGATCAATACGCATTCGAGTTCCACGCCCAAGCCTACGCGCCCAGCCGTGACTACGACGGGCGCTTCGGGCACTTCGATTTCCGCAAGCACTTCTACGGACGGATGGGCGACTTCGACAGCAAGGAAGAGTTCGAATGTGCCTGCAAATTGGATATGTGGGCGCAGCAGGGACGCATCCAGTTCTGGGTGCGCAACCCCGTTCGGCGCGAAGGCAGTTCTTTCTTCTTGCAGAAAGCCGATGGCCGGTTCTATCCGGATTTCCTTTGCCAGTTGCCAGGGACGGTAGGCCAACCGGGGCCGATTCTCGCGGTTGAATACAAAGGGGCGGATCGATGGAACGGGGCTGAAGATGACCGCCTGATCGGAGGCCTGTGGGCCAACCTGTCGGAAGGTCGTTGCCGGTTTGTGATGGTCAAGGATAAGCGCTGGGATTGGGTTGAGGGGGTGCTGAAGTGAAACCGAAAACCAGCACGCAGAAAATCCAAATCAGGAGCATCTGATGAAGCTACGCCGCCTGCGCATTCACAATTTCCGCTCGATTATCGAGGCCGACATTGAGGTTCACGACTATACGATGATCGTCGGTGCCAACAACGCAGGCAAAAGTAATGTTCTGGCGGCGCTGCGGGCGTTTTACGAGGACGTCAAATGGTCCGCCGAGGACGTTCCCAAAGTGGGCAAGAGTTCCGACGAGACTTGGATCGAATTGGCATTTGCGCTGACCGATGCGGAATGGATCAGCCTGGCGGACAAGTACAAGGAGGGTGTGACGGACCAGACCCTGACGGTGCGGCGCTACTTTGTTTCCAAGGATCGCGTCAAGGCAAATCAGAGCAACATCTATGGTTTGGTCAAAGGTGAGCCGGAAGATTCTTATTTTTACGGTGCCAAGAATATCGGCACGGCCAAGGTGGGGCGCGTCATCTACATCCCTGCGCAGACGACGGCCGCCGACCAGATGAAAACCTCCGGCCCGTCACCGCTGCGCGACATGCTCAATTTCATGCTCAAGCGTGTGGTGTCGGAAAGCGTGGCCTATAAGGCTGTGGAGGAAGCTTTCGGCAAACTCAATGAAGAGGCCCGTGGCGACGATGGTTTCCTTGCCAAAATCGCAAAACCGATCAACGAAGCTATCGGCCACTGGGGCGTGCGCTTTGATATGTCGGTCAATGCAGTATCGCCGGATGACATCACAAAAAATCTGGTCAAGCACGCGTTTGCCGATGCCATGCTGGGCGATACCGCGTTTGCGCTGGACCGCTATGGGCACGGTTTCCAACGCTCATTTTTATATGAGCTGATCAAACTCGCGCCGTCATTCGCGGACACCAAAACAAGCGAGAAGAAAGAATTTGATCCGGACTTCACGCTGATTCTGTTTGAGGAACCAGAAGCCTTCCTGCATCCGGCCCAGCAGGAAAACATGGCTTTCCACCTGCGCCGCCTGGGTGCGGGAGCTGGACAGCAGGTTGTCATCACCAGTCACTCTCCAATTTTTGTTGGCAAGGTAGCCGATGATCTTTGCCAGATCGTCCGGGCGCGGCGCGAAGGTGGAATCACGGCCTTGGGGCAGATCGGTAGGGTGATCGCCAAGGACGTCTTTGCAGAAGGGCTGGCGTTTCGGAAGTGCTTGGAAGGCTTTGTGAATGACACTGCAATTCATGACGATCAGAAGAAGGATGCCCGGGATCTCCTGAAAGCAGCGCAACCCGATGAGGAAATCGCCACACAGGAGGAACGCTTCCGGTATCAGTTGTGGCTGGATTCCGAACGCGCCTCGATGTTCTTTGCCGATCGCGTTCTGCTGGTCGAAGGGGCCACGGAAAAAGCGCTGTTCGGTTGGCTGCTGGCGCGGGACTGGCATGAACTGACCCGATACCGCATCGTCGTGGTCGATGTGATGGGCAAGTTCAACTTCCACCGCTACACGGCGCTGCTGGAGCAGTTCGGCATTCCCTACGGTCTGATGCTTGACGACGATCAGGACAAGCAGCACCACAAGGCGGTCAACGAAATGCTGCGCAATCAGACTGGGCAGCATCGCCTTGCGCCAGCCGTGTTCATCCCGACGCATATGGAGTCCTTCCTTGGCAAGGCATTGCCGGGGCGCAATGACCAAAAGCCAGTGCAGGTCCTCCGTGAGCTTGAATCAGGTGGCCTGGCGGGTGACAAACTCACAGCGCTGAAGGCCAAGTTCTGCGAGGCGTTGGCGCTCGCCAGCAAGACTGGTGCTCCCGATGCGCCGCTCGGCAGCCCACTTCCCGCTTTCCTGAATCCCGGGAGGGCAGTTTGATGGTCTTCAGCGCCACTTGGTTTCTTTTGGAGCAAGAGGGGCTACTGGCCCAAGCCTGCCTATGCAATGGCCTGACTGCCCTGCGGCGTGCCAACCTAGGTGATAAGAAAGGGCTTTTCTATTCGGCTTTCTTCGAGTTGTCTATTGGCTTCGAGCGGACGCTGAAACTGATCTTGATCCTTGACCACATGGCGCGGAACCAACTGGATCCACCAGACAGTAAGACTGTTGAGGATTACGGCCACAAACTGCGCGTGCTCTTCGATAGCGCCAAGGCGATTTGCGCCACGCGTGGTGTTCCCGCGCTGGATGCGTTTCAGCCGGATTCATTGCCAAACGCTATCCTGGGATTTCTTGATGATTTCGCACACCCGGGCGGGCGCTATTCCAACATCAACAAACTGACAGGTCACAAGCACCAGGCGATGGCTGACCCCCTCGTGAAGTGGGGCGAGATTGCTAGTCGGATCATGAATGAGCACGCCACGCCGGGTCAGCGCAAACGTGCTGAGTTGAACGGACAGCTGGCATCCGCAGCCTTCGGTGACGCCGCTGCCAGCCTGATCAGTGATATGAATCAATAGCAGATGGATGTCGCTCGCTTGTTCACTCGCGCTTCGGAACTGGATTCGGCGGCTCGGCATGCCATCTATGCGCTGGTGACATTGATCGCTGCCCTGCGCGAAGTGATCGATTCACTGTGTGATAGTGCCTGGAAAGCAAGCCCTGCTGGCAGGTCGGGTATGCCTGACGTACCTGATATGAAGGAGTTCTTCCAGTTTGCCTGGGCAGACAGGCCGTACGTGATGCGAAAGCGGATGTGGCCCTGATATGACCGAAATACAAGCACCTAACCCCGGAGAATTCCTACTTTACGAAACCGAGGACGGTCGCACCCGGGTCGAATGCCGTTTCGCTGAGGATACCCTTTGGCTGTCTCAGGCCATGATGGCAGAGCTGTTTCAGACCTCACCGCAGAACATTACGCTGCACCTCAAGGCGCTCTACTCGGAAGGGGAAATTGCCACTGAGGCAACCTGTAAGAGTTACTTACAAGTTCGGTCGGAGGGAGATCGGCAGGTCCGGCGCACGGTGAAATTCTACAATCTCGACGCTATCCTGGCCGTGGGCTACCGGGTCCGCTCGCCGCGCGGTACGCAGTTTCGTCGCTGGGCCACCGAACGGCTGCGCGAGTATCTGGTCAAGGGTTTCACCCTGGATGATGAACGCCTGAAAAGCCCGCCCGTCGCTGGCTCGGCGGTACCGGACCGCTTCGACGAGTTGCTGGATCGCATCCGCGACATCCGGGCCAGCGAGCGCCGGATGTACCTGCGCGTGCGCGAGATTTTTGCGATGGCGGCAGACTATTCTCCATCGCTGCCGGAAACCACCAAATTCTTCCGATTCATCCAGAACAAGCTGCACTTCGCCGTGACCGGCAAGACCGCCGCCGAGCTGATTGCCGAGCGCGCTGACAGCAACCGTCCGAACATGGGCCTGACCACCTGGAAATCGGGCAGCGTACAGAAGACCGACGTGACTGTGGCCAAAAACTACCTGCACGAACCAGAGATCAACGAGCTTAATCGCATCGTCACGATGTGGCTGGACTTCGCAGAAGATCAGGCGCGGCGGCGGAAAGAAGTATTTCTCAAGGATTGGGCCGGAAAACTTGATGCATTTTTGAAGTTCAACGATCGCAACGTATTGGATGGTGCGGGCCGGGTTTCCAAGAAACAAGCCGACGCCCATGCAGAGGGCGAGTACGAGCAGTTTGCAGCTCAGCGTCGGGCATTCCTTGAGGCGGAAGGTGCCGAGGTCAATGTACGAGCCTTGGAGGCAGCAGCAAAGGCATTACCGAAGCCCGACAAGACAAGGAAGTGAGGGTGCTGGATTGCGATGAACTATCTGGATTGCGAGCCGAGAACGCGCGCCTGATCGCGCTGCTCGAATCTCACGGAATCGAATGGCGGGTGCCGGCACAGCCAGTTGTTGCCGTGCAGGAGTCAGAACTATCCCGGTTGTCCACTGCTGAGAAGGTGGCACTGTTCCGAACGTTGTTTCGTGGTCGCACGGATGTGTATCCGATCCGCTGGGAAGGCAAGACCAGCGGCAAGTCTGGCTACGCCCCGGCCTGCGCCAACGAGTGGCGAGCGGGCGTCTGCGAAAAGCCGCGTATCAAGTGTGGCGACTGCGCTCACCGCGTCTTGCAGCCGCTGACCGATGCGGTGATCTACGACCATCTGGCCGGTGAATGCGCATTCCGGCCAATGCTGCCGGTGATTCCGGCTGAATGCTGCCACTGATTCCAGAGCAATGCTGCCGGGCCATCGGAGCGCAGCGACGCGGGCGGTGGATTATCGGCTGTTGGCCTCGTTGTCTGTCAATCGGCTCTGCC